TCGTTGTGTTCTTTTTTGACATGTGTAAGTATACCACATTTTCATGCTGGAGGGGTCTGCGACTGTGAAAGAGTTGCAACCCGTTGTCCGTGGACGTGGTTAAAGTGCCCGGCGACTTGCCATAACGTGCCATATCCCTGATAGTTCAACCACATGTTCAACCCATCCATATCGGACGAATGAAAATCGAGCGCACGGTTGCTGTAGTGCATAGAGTCTTTCATGTGAATGTGATCGTTCGCACTGACGACGGTGACCCAGTTACCCGAACGAACTGCCCAGACAGCGGCTGTCCAATACATGTCGTGCAAACTTGGGTCGAGATTGACGGGAACTCTCAGGCCCTCTATCGTAATGGCAGAGGGCCATTCGGCGGGGGGAGGATGAACCCATCCCGTGCCAACAAGTCCGTTTGTGTCTCATGTACCTTCGCGACCGATTCCAGTGCGGCGGTGAGTTGACCGTTGAGAGAAATCAATGTTTCCTCATGTCTATGTGCTTCGTAGAGACAGATGCCAATCATGGCAAAGCAAATGATCCACGGTCCAAATTTATTGACAACGGTTTCGAATACAACTAACATGGGTGATACTCCTTTATTTTATAGTGTTACTTCAATTGCCAAAGTGCTGTAGCAATTGTCCTGCTGGCATTTGTTGATCCATTGCGCGGTCATAATCGCCGGTGAACATAATATATTCACGCAGTCTTCGGTCGGCGAGTACTGGATTCTGTTGACCGTGTGTGGTGGCCGTCACCAAGAAATCCGCTACATCAACGGGATGTCCTAGGTCGGCTTTCTGCACGATGGAGGCATTTACTCGCCCCGTATTCCACGCCACACTGACCAGCGCATCAAACATGGGCACTGTCAGTGGCATACAAACGCTTCTCGTCACGATTTGTGCATAGACTGCCAACTGCGTGGCAAACTCCTCCTCGATATCCGCTGCGGTGACAGAACTGGGATGGGTGAGTGTGACGGGCAGTCCCTGCCAGGTATGCATACCATATCCTATGGCGTATCCGATCCGGTCATAATACTGGTCCAGTCTCAGCCCCTCGTGTTGACGAATAAAGTCTTTCCCCTGATCGCTAATCCGCACAGGGCGTAGGCCGCAGCTTCCCATCTTCTGATGTCGAGCGACGAACACGGGGATGTTCTCGACGTGTCTGTCGACAATTGTGGCTTTCGGTGTTTCAATTGCCAGTATAATACTCACACCCAATATCAATGTAACAACGAACGCGCCGATGGCGCCACGCACGATAATATACATGCGAACTCCTTTTAAGATACTGTAATTATAGTTGATACGAGGGAGATTGTCAAGCGCCGTTGTGGGCGGCGTGCCTGGCAATCCAATACGCATCAGCTATATCGGCGAGGGGAGATTTGGCAAATGATGCCGTCTTGGCGGTCCGTGGGAAAAATACGGGCGTCCAGGCGTTTGCAAGTGGATATTGCTCTAGGAAAGCGTGGGTCATTCGCTTTTTATCGGCGTTGCCTTTTCCTGTCGCAAACTTCTTGACCGCGGTTGGGGCAACGGTGGTGATGGTGTAGTGCTGTTGATGTAGCAGATATTTCAGAATGCCCGTGTGTTCGCCAATATGAAATACACGGCCGGTTGCGCTGAACGCATAGTTTTCGAGGGCGACGGTTCGAATGTCTGGCCACTGGGCTAGCCATGTGATAACGGACTGCGCGACAAACTCTGCGCGTGCCATCATCTCTGTGCTTGAGATGACTACTGTGGTCAGTGCCGGAAGCGCGGGATAGTCACGCGCATGCGCCATCCAGAACTGCGGAGTCTCGCTATAGGCGCAGACCGCCGGGCACGACATCGAGTAGTCTATCCCGATGTTCATTCGTCGTCGTCATCCTCGTCGTAATCTTCATCTAGCAGCTTGTTGGTATTGACATCATCATATGAAAGCAACACACCGTCACCACAGTAGGGACAGAACTGCACCGTATCCGCATCGATGCCGCAGATGACACAGACATTCGCACAGTTACTACATTCGATTGACGCTGATTGTTTTGTCATCGTTCCGTCCTTTTCGTGTCAACTATTTAGCACTTCCTTGTGAGGGAATATCGACTATGTCACATGCGCCCGCTACACAGGCCAACTCTTGGCTGCCAGTGGTGGTGTCTGTGTTCTCATACACCGACAGTTTGGTCCAGTCCACATTCTCCGGCGTCTTCTTTACCCATTCCTCATATTCCTCTTTGGAGCAATCAATATACGGTGCCTGTTTGTAGATGTGTTCTAGGTTCGGCAGGAACGCGAGGCCCGAGACGGTATCGAAGTGTCGGTAAATCCACGCACCCACATCCAGCCATTCCTCTTCTTGGACATAGATCGTTGCGCTGGGTTTATGTTCGCACCAATGGTTCTGATACAGACGCCAGAACTCTAGTTGTTGAATCGCGGTGCGCTGGTTGCGTGTGATTGCGCCCTTCGGGGCTTTCTGTGGGAAGTAGAACACCCACGTGTGTTCAGGGCGCGTAACATCGGATTCCGCATAGAACCCCGACTCAATCATCAACTGTGCCAACGGATCTTTCTTGTCCGCCCGTACGGTGCGAATATAATACTCAGCGTGCCGTGCATGAATACCTGATGCGGAGTCCACAAGATTGCTCACGGTGCCCGAGGGTTTCACACACGTCACCGATGTCGACTGTGGAATCTTCAACTCCGCTGCCAACTCTTTATTGGTCTCGACGGCCACCGTGCGTAATGTGTCCAGACGCTTTTCTAAACCCGCATCGGTGCCGTTCGTCATGGAGCTATCCATGATGCCCGTGAGCGAAACGCCCAGCAATCGTTCTTCCTTACAGTTCTTCGCCCACTCTTTCGAAATATATTTGAAGGTGGTGAGTGTGGACTGAAAGGTGCCGAGGATGGTAGCCAGTCGCACCTTCTGTTTCAGTGACGCCAGCGTATCATTTTCGCGCACCACCACTTCACTGAGATTGCAGAATTCTCGATTGCGCAGAATGATCTCGGAACAGGGATTGGTCCCGAAGTCGTGGTCGGGGTCTCGACGCTCCGTCTTCTTGGCCTGTGCTTGCGCCCCATAGCGCGAGAACACACCGCGTTCCCCCGACTTGGATTCATACAGTGATTTCCATTCATCGATGAACGTGCCCAGCGTCGGCCGTTCGCGATGCGCGACATAGGAATTATTGGACAACGCCCGTTGCGAATTCATGCCCCACCATTCGCCGTTCTTAGCGCCACGCATTCTGTCGTCGTGGATGTCTGACAGTGAGATGAGCGCACTCCGACGCACGCCACCAACTACAACAACCTCCGCAATCTTACATACGATATCATGACACTCCAGCGTGGTCAATCGACGCCCGAGTGCGTTCCCAAAGGTGCGCACACAGAACTTGAATAGTTCAACCAACGGTTCGGGTCCACTGGCGCGGCCGCCAAAGGTTTTCAATGGCGAACCAGCGGGCCGCACTCGCGACATATTCCACGACGGCACTTGTCCGACATAGAGCATCGCAATGAGTTCTTTGAGTGCCTTGGCCCAACCCAGTTTGCTGTCGGACACATGAATCACGGTATCGGTGTCGTGGATGTCTTCGGACACGCGCGGCATCTGTTCGACATATTGCGATTCGACACTGAAGCCGACGCCGGTGCCGTTCATCAGTACATACAAAATCTCATCGAATGCTCGTGGAGAATCGATTGCGATGTAAGAACAATTATAACCCGCGACGTTTTCTCTTGAAAGTGCCTCTCCTGCGGTCATGAGGCACCGCATACTGGGCATGATCTTCAACGCCAGTACCGCACCTTCCAGTTCCTTGCGCAGTTCTGGGGTCAGCGTGTATTGGTGCTGGTCCTTGAGATGTGTAGCAAAGAAATCGAAGTAGCGTTTGACGGTCTCTGGCCACGTCTCGCGCCGGTTCTCTTGTTCGATCCAACGGGCGTAACGCGAGAGATGAATAAACTTTTGATATTCGTTCATAGGTACCTATTGCGGTAATAGTTTGTCAAGGAATGATTTGAAGGTGGCATGTTCACGGTCGGACATGCAGTAAGTATTGTTTGGCCAGGATTCACGCACGGTGCCGCCACGTGGGTCACCTGGTCGATTGCAGCGCCTTAGTATGTCGCCCAGCATACGACATTCCGCAGCACTCAGGGTGTAACTATTTCGTACATAGTCGTTCCAAGCATCCACAACAATTGGAAAGAATGGTCTGGCACACCAATACATGGCAGTCGCTAAGTCACGGATTTCCTGTTGTGCGTGGGCGTCCATACGCAGATTCAGGAAGTGGAGAAAATTGTGCAGGTCGCATTTCCAATACATCTCGGTATAGGTGCCAACTGAGGTCACGATCCGTGCTGTCTCGCGGGATACCCCATGCGTTGTCAGCAAGCGATGATATGTCTCGACTCCGTTCTGTTGAGATTGCAAGATGTCTATTTGTGCCGATTCCAATTTTTCCGACATAGCATCGTCTAACGATTCACCGGAACCCTGCCGATTCGTGGTGGATTGCGTGGCGACATGTGTCGGTGCAGGTATATAGAAATCGTCCGAGAGTTCCGAATATCGCGCACTGTATTCATTCACGTTGGCGGTTCTGTGTCGTATCAATTGACGTGCAACGAATATCGGCACGCGCAGAAAAAACGTCACCTCCGCCTGTTCGAACGGGCTAGTATGCCGATGACGCATCAAATACCGCAGCAGGGCCTCGGGATCGCGTTTCGAGACAGTCCCCTTGCCGTAGGATACCCGTGCTGCTTCACAAATGCTCAGATCACTACCATACGTCGAGAGCAACGTCACATTCCCATGATCGAGAATTCGTGCAGAAGCTAAGGCTGCGTCTGGATCATTCGGTCTGGCGCCAAACTTATCTATTGTGTTGTCGCCCCAAAACCGCACACCCCATTCACCATCTTTCTCAGAAGCCATAATCTATATAGTCCACTGGCGATACTCTAATTCTGCGGACAATCCGCGATACGTATGCTTCGATAATAGTGCTTCAACGTCGTGCCCCGCAGCGACCATATCGTTCAAATCTTTCGGAAGTGTCCGCGGCCAAATAACTACCCGTTCGCCTGCCTCAATGGCGCGTCGTAGATGTTTAGTGATCTGTTTATTGCGTGGTTCATTATCCCACACTAACACACGATTGTCCACCGTCGATCCAGATTCGTGGAGTCGTTCTAACCCACTGAGGATATCGGACCCACACAGGGCAATCGCATTCGGTACGCAGAGCGCATCGAGAGGACCTTCGACACAATAGGTCAGCGTATCCCGGTCACACGCATCCAAACCGAAAACGCGCAACTGATCATGCCCCCAGCGGAACGTCAGATATTCTTTGCGTGTCAGCAATCGCATCTGCGCCCCATACCATTCGTGATTCGCCAGTCGCAGCGGGATCACCAGATATGCCAAGCCGTCGTTGATCGCGGCCGCTTTCTTCTTCCCGACGAGTGACGCTAACCATGTATGCCCTCGCAATGTGCCATACAACCGTGTGAGCGCAGAGTCTGGTAGCTGTCGCGCAGACACATAGTCACGCACCGGCTGTAGTGACGTGCCCAGCGATGCGGACGAGAGTTGATCAACACCCTCAAAGAGAATAGGAAGTCGCTTAGAGATGCTAGGAGGAGGTGTGGCGACAACAATTGGCGCCCGTGTGCGGAAGTTCTCAATGATGTATTCATTAAATAGCGGACGAGACAGACGTTTGAGAAACGCACCAAACGGGAGCGCAAGATCACAGTTGTGGCATTTATAGATAATCGTCTGTTGTTTGGGAAAGGTGTAGCCGCGGGCCTTGAGTTTATTGCGTGCGGAATCGCCGC